GACTATAACTACGGCTATGAATATTTGTTTCAAACATAGACCATATAGACATAAGTGCTTCTACTTCTGGTAAGCTAGAAACTGGACCAAAAATTTGAATCGGTGCTCTTCCTTGCAAACTATCTAAAGCAGTTTGTCTTAACAAATTACTAGTGAATATATGTTTAACCGCATCACTAGCATCTTTAAAATCATTTGCATCTTTACTCAATGAAATTTCTTCTGGAATCCAGTAAAACCCCCGTTGAGTTTGTTCAAATTTTGCTATTTTATTATATTTTGTTTCTTCAAACCGTTGAATAGTTACTGGCCCTGCTGGGTCAAGGAACATTTTACGATTTAAATAATCCGTTTGTGTTTTTAAGTTATATTGCTGTTCTGACATTCCTTGTCCTTATTCGTCTGGTAATCTTCTTTCGTGATAAATTACTAATGCATCTTCTAGTAATTCGATTTGTTTTTCGATCCTCCATTTTACTAGAGGATCGGTTTCTGTTTCTAATTTTTGTTTTAAGTGTTCGATATTGGCATCCATGCATTTACCTTTATCAATTTTTTAATACCTGGAACACGTCTAATTAAGAATACTTTTCTACATGGTCCTTCTTTCTTAATGAAATCGTGTGCATCAACATAATTCACAGTTTTCGTAAAAGGTGACTCTAATCTGATATACCAACCCCATGGTTCCATATTAAATTTGATATTTTTTCCAATACTTAATAATGTATTAGAGCTATATGGATCGCCATCGATATGTGTTTCTATTTTAAATATTTTCATTATTTCCTTCTTTTATAATTTGCAAGATTCGCAATAACTTTCATCATCTTCATTGATACCACTTGGTAATTCAACTTCATCTTCTGATTTTGAACCAGCTTTATCTATAAGTGAGTAATAAAAACCTTTTAATCCCCACTTATGTCCTAACATCAAATTCTTCGCAATTAATGTTCCTGGTACTTTTCTATCTGGAAAGTGTTTAGGCGAATAAAATGAATTTACACTGATTGATTGGTCAACATATGCTGCTAATACCGCTGCAGTTTTTAAATACCCGATGCAATCAGTTTGTTCCCACATTAACTGATATTTGTTTTTCAGTTTATGGTATTCTGGAACAACTTGTGTTAATGATGCGGCTTTTGATTCTTTAGTTTGAATTAACTGCATTGGCATTTCAATACCATTGGTGCTATTAATAACAACCGAACTAGATTCAACAGGAGCAATTGCCATTTGTGTAGCATTACGAACACCGCTAACTTTCATTCTTTCACGTAATTGTTCCCAAGGCAGTTCTGGCGTAAAATCGGTTAATTCATTTACACCTTCTGCACGTAGTTCCCACGGGAATATACCTTGACCATATCGGGTTTTTGCACTATCTAAACATGGTCCACGTTCTTCTGCTAATTCAACACTAGATTCAGTTAAGTAGAATGCCTGGTGTTCCATAAAAGATTTAACTTCGGCTAACATTTCAGGCTCACCGTATTTCAACCCGCGTTTAGCAGCCCAGTATGCTAAATTAGTAACGCCAATCCCAATAGGACGAATTTCATCGTTTGATAGTTTAGAGTGGATTGACAAGAAGTCTTGATAATCTAAGATATTGTTCAGGCTACGATGAAGGATACGGCAAGCTCTACGCATATCTTCTGGATTTCTGCAATTACCCCAATTGATTGAACCTAAGGTACACAGTGCTATTTTTGGAACTTTTCTAGTGCATTCTTTTTTAATTATTCTCATTTCTATTTCCATATAATTTACAATTATCAAAATGATATTGAGTCATTTTACTGATCCCACCTGTTTTATTACAATGTGGGCATGTTACTTTTTTCATCGGCTTGCCTGTTTTAGAATTAGACATATTGATATTATTTTTTAATCTTAATTCAGGCGATTGTTCGTGTTTAAGCCATTTTTTAAAATTTGATATACTTATTTCTTTTCTATCTATAATTCTGCATACTGTTGGTTGTTTTCTTCCTTTAAGAGAAATACTAGTTTTAATGTTTGGAATACCTTTACGTGGACTAGGTTTTCCTTTATTATATGGTGATTTTCCTTTTCTAGCGATAGACACACCTAGGTTTGGAATACCTTTACGTGGACTAGGTTTTCCTTTATTGTGAGAAATAAAACTTATCCCTAATGTTGTAAACTTACCGTCACCATTATGCATGTTATAACTTCGTATATCATTTTTGGCATCTAAAAGCGTTAAAAGCTCTGTTTCTAAATTAACCATATCGATAGGTTCACCAATTGCTAAAATCGTTCTCCCCCATTCATCATAATTTTTCTTAATCAATGGTTTTACAATTTTACTAGAACATATATAACCATAATGTGGGTGACAATTTTTTCTAGTGCGTGACCCTAAGTACCATCTTAGGGATACTTTATTCTTCCAAATATATACAAATGCTTGGCTCATAATAATAAATCTGTAATATCATCATCTTCTGTCAATTCCCTAACTTTCTTCATATCACCGTTAGACAATAAAACCTTGTGTTGCCCTGGAATTAATACTTCAGTACCATCGTCTAAACTAAGTTTAAACTCTCCTTCATCATCTAATGATTTTAATGGAACTGTTGGCAAATTTATCTCTAAACATAAATTTGATTGGTATATTGTGTGATGTTCTGGATCAAATGGTCCTTGCTTCATTACATTATCAATGAACACTAAGTAGATTCTACCGGTATCAGTTCTTTCTTTTAGAATACCACCTTTGAATACTTCTTCAGCACTCATTGTTTTTTTACGTAAGTCTTTACGTTTTTCGTATTTTACGTAGAGTTCTTCAAATTTTGTGGTATTTTGATAGAATGCTTCGTATAAATCTGGTACTTCATTCGGATCAAAGAAAGTAATGTTTCCTTTATCCTTAAAACGTCTCCAAAAGAATGCTGATAATACAACACCATAATCCATATGGCGAACACGAGTTTCTTCAGTTCCTTGATTGTTTTTAAGTACAATCAGGTCATCGAATTGATAATGCCAAATTGGGTAAAATACTGTTGCCGATGCATTTCTAACACCACCTTGCGAGTTATGTGTTAATACCATTTGACTTTCTTTACTGGCAGATGCAAAGAAAGTATGAGTATCCTCTACTGTGATATCGATATAATTCTCGTCATTGTTTTGGTCAAAATCAGCTACTAATAATCTAGTGAACCCAACTTCAGTGAGAATACGGTCATCATTAGTAAGGTCTTTCGGTTTCTTCTGTAGGAATTCTCCAGAGTCACTCCACACCATAATTGGATGATTTACCGAACAGTTTAATACCACGCCGTTTTCGAACTCTAACCGAACTTGGTCTTCGGATTGCACAACTGTATTCCATTTATCGGTTACTGTCTTAAAGACGATATCGCCTTGCTCGTTTTTAGTTTTAATTTTCATACCTACTGTCAGGTCTTTAATTTGAATTTTTTTAGTTTTTACCATTTTTGTGTTCTTCTTTTGTAATTATTTCAATGTCGTTAAATTTTGAGGACATATTATATTGACTAACTTTTAATACTGTTCTTCCTCTAGTTTCTCTGTAGTATTTGTCCAATAAATCTTTTGACTTAAAAAAAATACCATCTACTTTATAAAAAACTTTGGTTGATGGGTTGGCATAGTTAGCAAAATTGGTTTGATATTCTTCTTTGCTTATAGTTATGACCTTTCGGTCAATAAGAGAATAGACTACAACATTTCCAGTATTATGATGCTTATGCAAATCCTTATTATACGTTTCTTTTTTGATAAGTTTTTTCTCACCAGTAACTCTGTCTATTACTGAAATTTCGCCAAACGTATGTCCAACGTATCTACCATTTGAATTATGAAACTCATGATGGGGTACTGTAACTCGCCTACCAGTAATAGTATCGTAGGCTACTATTTTACCTTTAGTAATACCAACATATTTTGGATTAGAATAAAAAATAGTTTTTGATATTCTGCAAGTATTTCCGGTAGACGTATCTAGTGCCAGTACATAGTCTTTAAATTCAGTAGTATGTGTATTAGGATTACAATCTTTAACATAAATCTTTTTAATTCCAGTGTCGGTCCTGATATTCATCATGCCTTTTGACACATGTAGATGTCTTCCAGTAGCAAATTCTTCTACGGTTACTCGATAAGTATTTCCATTAGAATCTTTACACAAGACAGTACCTGCACCGCAATTGGTTCCACCTGCGCTGATAGAATTTATAAAAAGCGGATTCTTCCCAACTTGATGCTTTTTGTGAAAAAGTTTTTCTGCTTCAAATGCCAATACTCTTGTATTAAAATATTCTATCTTATATTTAAACAACTCAGGATGTTCTTTTAATTTTTGGACAAAATCAATTGTAGTTGAGCTAGTAAAATATTTTATTAGTAAGTCATGTTCGTTACTTCCCTCAACTCCACGAGAACCAGAATAAAACTTTCCAGTTTCGATGTCATTAAGTGTATAACAGTAATAAGTTGAATTTGTTAGCATATTTGTTAAAGATCCGTTATATGATTCTTGTAGATAATTTAGCATTTCTCATACCTCCATTATTATTTATGCTGGTATGAGAAAAACTGTTATTTATTGTTGGAATCGTACTCGTCTAAAACTTCAACCCAAGTTTCTGGAGTAACACAACAGGATCTAAGATCACCAAACCATTTTTTAAGGAATGGAATGAATCCGGTATGCATAATTTCACCATTTCTAATAGGTGAACCTAGTGGGCGCAATCTACCAACTTCTAAGCCTATGCCAGCACGTTTACTGGCATATTTTGCCATCATTTCGCCAGAAGCAAATATAGAGTCAAGATCGTCATCGCTCCGTATAAGGACGCAGCTAGAAAATTGTTTTGTTGGAGTTCCAAGCCCAGCAAGAACAGGAGTAGCAAGAGTGAATAGACCATCGGACGCAGCATTATAATATTCCTTTATGTATTTCATTCTAGCAGAATTTGGTTCTTCTTTATGAAAGACCGTAGCTGCCGCAACCATATATCTAACTTGTGGAGTTTCGTATACTTCTTTGGTAGCACGATTTCTTAATAGATATTTTTCTATTAATTGTTCAATTGCTGCATAGGAATATTGTTCGTCTTTATCATGGTCAATGAACGAGTCCATTTTATTCCATTCATCTTCTGCATACCAATCTAGAAGTTCTGGAGTATAAAGTCCTATTTCTATGTTTTTCTTTACGATGTCATAAAGTTTTGGTGGTTGATATTGTCCATATACATCTTTACGAAGCATTGACAACCGTTGTTTACCAGCCACATATTGATAATTTGTATGTCCGATATCAGGATTGGCTTCTATGTCAATAAGATTAACTATTGCACGTAATGTAATTTCATCGATTTCTTTGGTCGTAATGCCATCATAATAATGCGGTTGACTTTCGATTTCAATCATTGACTGGCTAACATCAGCGATACCGCTACATACTTTAGCGATTTGATGCTGCCATTTTTCTAGGTTTAATGGTTCTTTAGTACCATTTCTTTTGATTACTGTTATTTTATTCATATCCATATGATGTGTACTCTCAATCCGTATTACTATATTAATTCTGTTTAGGTAGTATTTAGTGGGTTGGATTGATGTGTGAAAAATTTTGTAAGTCATTGAAATAGAACAGAATCTTATAAAAAGACGCTGTACTATTCAATGAATTATAGATATTATACACTGCATAACAAGAAATGTCTAGTGAAATTTTTAACTAATTGCTGTGTAGGTATAATGTAGATACCCAGCATCATTTGTAAGAAGGTTGGTATACGCAATGCTTAACGAATAGGGATCCTCACCATTATCAAGTATCCCACCATTGATATCTAAGAAAGACACTTGGAAATCTAGTAATAGTGAGTTATCCATTGTGCCTGTACAGTTATATTCATCAGTTAATTGAATATGTTTAGCATCAATATCTACTACTATTGATAAAACCCCAGATCTAGTTTCGTTGTTTAAATTTTTATAATAATATTTGATATTATAGGTAATAGAACCATCTGGCACCCCATCCACTGAACCTGCTAATGGTAATCTAAATAAAGCAGTACTATAAGTATTATATCCTAAAGAAACTCTGGTGGTTCCAAATGAACTATATTCACAATGACCACTAACTTCTGGAATATATGCATAGGTAAGTGATGGATGTGATGATATTGCGGTGCGGTCTGATTTAATATTGTTAATAACATTTCCGTAATATCTAGAATAAATTTGTGGGAATTCTTGATTATTTACATTCCCAAAATTGTTTCCTACATTGTATAATTCTATATTAGAAACATTATTACCTGTACCTAAATCTATGAATATGGCATTTTGTTGCACACTATAGAACTTGTAATTATTGATTATAGTATCTCTTGAACCAAATTGTTGACCAATATTTACACCATCTGAATTAAAACCTAACACAAACCCTTGCTTTACATTAGTGACATATCCTTCATCAAACAAATTATTTATAATATCATTATCTGAATATACTCCGTAGTTGAAACCTGAAATATATATATTTTTAAAAATGTTACGTTCACATGTTACAAGTGAGGTAAAACCATATAATGCAATGCCTTTACTTAATTTGGTAATATCACCGACCCATCCTCCTTGTAGATTTAAATCTTCGAACGTACTATCCCTAACTGACTCTAATTGCAATGCAACTTGATCAATTGATGAAGTTATAATTGATAATCCTTTAAATAATATGTATCGTGGTTGATTTGTATATTGGACATCGTTGGAATCGTTTGTAAAGTTACCATCTAGATTTGTATCTATTAATCTACTACCCATTCCTGCTGGATTGCCAGGTGTAGATAAATCATTGACAAATCTAACTACTGGAGTGGCTGATGTATGACTGATTATAGTTTTACTAGAACCTTCCCCTATGATCGTAGCGTAGCTTGGAATGAATAATGTCCCAGTAATTTTATATGTACCTGCTGGTATTTTTAATGTAATTCTTTTATATGAATTATTATATGCTGTCCCTGCTGTATTCAAAAATAATTGATCAATTGCTCGTTGTAATGAGATAGTATCATCTACGATGCCGTCACCAATTACCCCAAAATCTTTTGTTGAAACATAATCATCTAAACGGTCTTGTACAGTACGATATACTGGATGATTAGAATCAATCCCAGTATGAATATTGGTATTATTGTCTTTATAAACTCGTTGGAAAATATTAAGAAGATCTGGATTGTTATCCAAATCTTTATATGTTAATAGTTTTGTATTACCAACTGATGGAGCTCCTTCAGAAACTGAACCATTTCCAATATATAACTCTTGACTATCAACACACCATGCTAATTCACCACTAGCTAATTGTGGAAGTCCTGTCCCTTCTAGTTTTTTACCACGTCTTTGTTGGATTCTTGAGATTTGTACAACTGCCATAAAATATCCTCTTTGATATATTTATAACATTTTGAACATAAAAAAGCCCTAGAAGACTAGGGCTATGTGAAAAATTAAGCTACTGTGAAAGAAGTTGCATCAGTTACGGTTGTTCCAGATAAATCGAACCCGATGGTAAATTCACCACCTGTGACTGATGTACTTGCTGCTTGATTAAGTGTTAAACTAGTCCCAGCTGATACTGATGAAACAGTAGTTCCTGGTAATATACCAGGCCCAGTTACTGTTGCCCCAACCATTGTTGCTAGTGCTGAAGATGTTGCTAACGTAACAGTTCCATTAGTAGTACCGGTAATCGTTCTAACACCAGACACTCTGCGAATACGAGTTCTTAGTTCAGCTGCATCATTAATTGCTTTATCCATTACCACATGGATTTTACCTGAATTATCAGCTGGTGACCAGTATGCTAGTGGACTGATTTCTTTGACGATTGCTTCTAATACGCCATCTGCCAATTGAGTTGATGAATCAATATAACTATCTTCATTTTGTAAATCAATTGCAGTTCCACCTGCAATTTTTACTGTAATTAAATATAAATTAGAATTTACATTGTATAATGTTCCAACTTTTGTAGCTGAACCATTAATTCTTGATACCATTAAAGTCATTTTAAAAATCTCCGTTTTAAGTATTTATCAGTTATTCTTGTAATATAATTCCACACGATCCCACCATTTATTCTCCCAATGACTAAAATTTTCTGGTTTTAGAATAAATTCTTGATATTGTGGAATACCCCATATACCAGGGGATGTTTCCGGTGGTTTTACACACATTAAAATTACACCTTTCCGTACATTGGTACCATGTACCTTATTATGGGCTAGTGCATATGCAGTTAATTGAAGATAATAATCCTCAATCCATTCTTCTTTTTTAGGTTTATTGGATTGTTTATAGTCAAATATTGCTTCATCATTTGTATGAATACCCAATGCATCAGCAGTTCCTGCATATAGCCCTGGATAATATAATCCAACCTCAGACCCCCATATTTCATTTATATTTAAAAATCCATTAGATATAATAGTATCAGCCATTAGATGGCTTTGTTTACTATATGGATTTGTACCAGCTGGAGTCAATTGGCCATTTGCAATAAAGTCTTCTAAAAACTTATGCATTCGTGTTCCACGGCCAGCAGCTTCAGTTGTTATTTCTTGTGCTTTTGTTTCGCCGACCGACTTCCTCCATTTCATAATGGATTCCATCTTTTCTTTTGATTTTGTCTTGTCAAGAATTGTTGTTACTGAGGGAACCTTAGAACCATCTGGGCAAAGATATAATCGTTTGCCCTGTTCTTCGTTTCTATTGATTGGTGTGTAATTATAGCGTTCTGTTAGTAAAGTCATAAGGTATTATATAACATTTACTAACAGAGGTCAATTACTATTTTGATTTTAAAGCATGTTTAGCCATACTAGATACTTGTGAATGTGTTGGGTCTACTTCTTGATTGTTAACCATATCAGGTTGTTGACTATCAGGCACTAATCTAATACCATTATCATCAAAACTATCTCTATTACCATTTACAATGTTGTGTAATGGACCACTTGGATCTTCTGAATCGTATCGTAAAGCAAATGAATTGTAATCTATACTTGGACCACCAAAGTTTGATAATGCTGTATTAATAGTATCCCAATCTACTGGTGTTTCTTGTTTCTCCGGATGGAAATTTAAATCCGCTTGCAGTAATTTTAAAACTTTAACAAGCGGATCATCTGCTTCAGCAGCTTCAATTACTTTTTTTTTGAGCTTAAAAGCATTCCTAGTCTACGACTATAATCAATACTTTCGCGTTTCATTCTACCAGCTTCTGTGGCTGGGGGCATTTCACCACCTTCTTCACCACCAATATCTCCACCTAATTCTGGAGTACCGGTTTCACCACCCATTGGAGAACCACCCATTGGAGAACCACCCATTGGAGCACCCATTGTTTCACCTTGCTCACCTGACACAATCGCCAAACCATTTGAAAGACCTTCACGACCAGCAACCAATGCTGTGTAGATCCCTTCTAATGCTTGGGATACAACTTGATTAAATTGCCCTGATACCTCACTACCTTGTTCTGCTCTGATTGAGTCTAACAATTCTAATAATTGATCTGCTTTCATCGCTGCAGTATCTTCAATCCAGTTAGTGATCTTACCAACCATATCTTTTGTAGCTAAGATATTTTCTGCTTTTTGTTCTTCACCTTCTAATAGCATCCAACTTGCCTGTGATTCAGACAAATCGTATCTTAATGTCAATTCAGCAGCTAATTCTTGTCTATCAGATTCACCCAATTGAATTCGTTTAATTGCATTTTTAATCCAACTTTCTGGTACTGACATTTTTTCTGCGCGGTGACGAATTGCCGATACCATGGCCTCATTGCTTATTTGCTTACGAGGTTTTTCAGAATTTTCTGCCAATTCAGCAGCTTCTTCTCTTTCGAAGATTGCTTGATTAACTACGTCTAATAAAGCACGAGTTTTTTGATATTTTGAATTTTCTAAAATATTATCATAACTTTCGTTCATTTCTAGTTGGCTTAATTCAGTGCGTAATTTATTACGTACATCTTCTAGTTGAACGTCTGAAAACTGTTCTAATTTTAATTTGTAACCGAAAGTCTTAGCCATGCTTTCGTTTAGTTTTTTACTTGTTACTTTTTGTGATAAATCTTTAATTTGCATGTTAGTGTTCCTTATAACATTTCTCTATCATGTATTTATACAAAAGTATGTTTAAACATTCTAGAAATAATTTTTTTATAGTATTCAGATTGGTTGGTACTTTCCTCCAATTTTGTTAATACTATGAGGTATTTTTCATCTGGTAATTTATCAATCATGTTTTTAAATATTAAAGTATCACTATAATTAAACCAATAGCTATTATCTAATTCTTTTATTTCATGGCATCTATTATATTGCCTATGGTTATAAAATTTAGCGGCCATTAACGCACAACTTTTCAAATAGTATTGATTGATCAAATCTTTATTTAAAATGTTAAAAACACCCCAATTACCATTAGGCAATTTTTTAACTAAAAAATCTTTATAACCAAGTGCCCCATTAGGTAGAATTTTTATTGGTAAATTTGCTTGAAGTTCTTGGTCAAAATAATTTGCTAATTCTTTAATTACTGTCTTTGTTTTCATTAGCCACCACCGATGGGTTGTTAAATCCTATCTTAGAAACCAGATTCTTACGAATCATCGATTGAATTCTAAATTGTTCATGTTCACTAAGACTACTTAATTTTACTGGTGATTGTAATTTTTCTAATAACTTGGACTCCTCATTAGTCATCCAAATTTCCATAGTAGTAAATAATTCTTTTAGTTTCATCTTAGGTTAGCTATTGTAAGCCATCTATTCAATTCATCATTTTCAGGTAATACATCACGGGAATTGCCTCCGGTTGAACTTATATTACTACCTCTGGCTGCTCGTTCGTATGCTCTATCAACTATTTTATTGATTAAGTTATCTGTTCGATCTCCACCAACATCATTATTTCCATTGTCAACTAGGTCTGCTTGTTCTTCTTCACTGGTTTCACCCATTGTAGTAGATAATTGTGAAGATAAATCAGATGGTAATTCAACTTCTGCACCAACCTTTGGTCCAACTTGTTGTTGATCAGTTGAAGAAGTTTGAGTCATTGCATTTGGGTCTAATGAAAGCTTGTTAGGATCATTCGGGTCCATTTGATGAATCGCTGTCATTTTTTCTGGAGGAAGTGTTAATTTAACACCATCTTGGGCGGTTAGTTCAATTCCTTGAGGACTTGATTGTGTTACCTTGTAATTTTCCATTATTTCTTTAATTTTCATTCTTGTTCCTATTAGAATTTCATAATGATAGTAACAATAGTTGAAAGCATACCAGCTACAATAGTTGCAGTAGCACCAATAATAACTTTACTCATACTTGCTTTACTTTCTTCAATTTTTCCAGAAAGTGTTTCTACCTTTGTTTCAATTGTATGTAATCTGGTTTCTAGATTTTGGTATCTCAATGCACATAACTCTACGTGACTTTCTAGGTTTTCTTTTTCAATATCGGTTGGTTTCAACGTTGTCATTATTATCTCCAGGTATCCTGTTCAAGGGGTGTATGTTATATTTATTGCTTTTTATGGAAAACAATATTCTTATTTTTACCTTCTGTAACAAATACCGCGAAATTTTGCTCTAATAATTCATCAAGACCATCAATATATGGTACTAACTCGAAATCTTCTTTTAAGAACCCAACCGGATCGTTATCATTAAAGTATACATCTTCCCTTTCAGTTCCAAAATCAAATCGCCATACTCTAATTATCTCATTGGTATCAAATCCTATCAGACTACCTTTTACTTCAGTCATAATAGGATTTTCAAAATATGATAAATTAGCTCTTATACCTAATGATTGCAGAACGGTATTGAAATTCTGTTCTTTCCATCGAGCAGCTTCTTTTCCTAATTCAGCTCTATATTGTCCGGTATGTGTAATATCTACGAGTGTATATAATTTATAATTCATAACGTATTTAATAGACATAAAAAAAAGGAGTTACATTTCTGTAACTCCTTTTAATTACTTAATGGTAATTAGTAATTAAACTAATGAACCAATTGACGCACCAACGAAGTTTTTTGCACCAGCTGCAACATCAATTGCAGTTACTGCAATAGTACCATTGTAAACGAAACCAGCACTACCAACAGGAGTTTTGTTTCCTAAACGACCTGATAATGCATCAGTAATAGCTGATTCTAAATCGGTCCAAGTTTTGTCTTGAACATTTGCGTTTGAACCAGTACCGCTATCATTGGCAGTGTCATACGCGATAACTGCAACGAAATCAGTAGCAGTTGGTTGACCGATTGCATAAATTTCTGCAACTGTTTGGATTGCACGAACTGCAGCTGAATAGTAGCTATCGCTATCAGTATATGCACCAGTATATGCACCCGATGTTGCACCAGTAACAACATATGCTTGTTTTGTTAAGTCGATATCGCTATCGCCGCCTGTACCAGCGTTGATGTTGATAATACGTAATTGACGTGTGCCAAAGTTTGTGCTTGGGCTAGTTTTTAAATAGTTAGTGGTAACTGTAGTACCGATTAATGATGGCATAATATTTTCTCCTATATGCTTTTCAACTCACTACTCTGTGAGCTTGTAATATTATTTAGTGTTTTTTTAGAAAATGGCTTGTTAAGTCTTGTTTTCTTTACTTTCTTGAATTTTCTTAATACCTCGTTTGAATTTAGAACCATCTCCAGCTTTAATGCTATTGATAAATCGTCTTTCTAATTCACCTGCAGTTTCTTCATCGTATATTTCTCTGATGGATTCCAATAAATTAATTGCACTTTGAATGATGTTAGAACCACGACTTTCGATAATTAAATCGCTATCCCGGTTCATCCCAATGTTGCTTAATTCTTGTAAAATGCTTCTAGTACTCTTACGCATAGTATTATTCCCTATACTGTATTTATAGTAATATGAAAAATGTGCTTGATTTTTAAAGTTTCTATGGTATAATTTACTTTCACAACAACAGACATACACAGGAGAATATTATGTCAACACAACAAAGGGAAGTACTTAAAACTCAACCACAAGGTAAAACAGGCTATGACATCAGATCTGATATCTTAATGATGGCTAAAGATCTAGCAATAAAAGAATTTGAGTCGGAATTTGAATACTGGAAGATTTTAAACCAAGGTATAGAAAGCAAACCAGAATTCCCATCAATTGATAAAGTTCTTGAGATTGCTAATAGAATGAATGATTTTGTTGGTAAGAAGTAACTAAAAAGGCCCTTCGGGGCCTTTCTTTTATGATTTACGTTGAATTGCTCTAGCTTTTTTTGTGGATTCAGATAATTTTTGCCTCGTTTCTTCAGACATTGGTGGCCTGTTCTTAGCAGCATTGCTCATTTTTATACGAGTTTCGTCTGATATGCCTTTAACACCTTTGTTCCAAGGTTCTCTTCCTATATTACTTTTTGACAAATTTGAAATATTATTTGCAACTCGTGGATCCGATTTGGTCAATCCTTTATTCCAAGGTGTTTGAACTCCTTTTAATCCTTTATTCCAAGGTGGAATTCCTTTAGAGGAAATACTCTTTTTTTGTATTGCTTCTGCTGATATTTTTTTGCCTTTATGAGCCATACCAATTTTTTTTCCTAGTTTCTTCTGATAAATTTGCAGTCCCATCTCCCCCATCTGTTTTATTAAGTAGAATACCGGTTCCAATATCTTTTCGTCCATACCATCTAATTAAACGGCGTTCTAATGCGAATGCTCCGAGTTCTGTTAAATTTGATTCACATATAATAATATAAGAATGATCTGATGGAACTGGAATGCGGGTAGCATGTTTATTCCATGCTCGATTGCCTTTACCTTTTCCGATATAATACGGGGTTCCTGCAGATGCAGTTGATGATGAAATTTTACGCATATACGCATAAACATAATAAATACACATGTTGATACTCCTTTACAGTATTAAAGTAGTTGGGAACTCCAATTCCGCGAACTACATATTATTCTATCGATTCTTTACCAAATAAATCTGGGTTTAATTTACCCCATTTACGCATAATTATACCAGCTATGTAATTTGCCTCATTTTCATGCGGACTTCCATCTTTTCCACTGTCAGCATTTAATTCATTATTCAAATCTTGCCGATAGTGGACTAATTCATGTGCTAATGTTCTACAACAATCCATGATATGACGATTCTTGATGGTTAAATTGATATTATGTCCACCATAACCACCAAAAGAACGATATTCTACACTATGAGAATTATCTTTTTGAAGATTAATATTGGGTAAACTATCTAATTGTAATTCTTTTTTGGCAAACTTAATAAAAGCATGAAGAATATCTTCTGCTTTATCTCGATTCAATCCTTCTGATAGTATTTCTCGTATTTTCATAGTAGTATTTATCAACTGAACTAAAAGACTATTTACTTTGGGTTCGACAACATGTTTTTTAAATATTCATTAAACTCGTCAATATTACCTATGAAACGGTCATTGGTTTCTTTATGCTGCCATACCCAGTCAGTATTATTGACCGGATCAACTGTGTAATTATTAGTAATTCTAATATCAGAAACTGGAAAATTAGTATAAAATTCCTCCATTTCTGGACTTATTTGTGATTCTTCTGCTGATTTAATATCTTCCATGTTAACTCCAATATATATAATTATTTAATCTTCTAAATGTTTCATTCGGTAATGCTAATGTATCGGCAACTACTGAAAATCCGATATTTAATGGGTAAAAGATTTTCTTGACAACATTATCATCTAAAATTGCTGTATAGGTAGATGATGGCACATAACTAGTTGCACTTGCATCTAATGCTACTGAAAATCCGATATTTAATGGGTAAAAGATTTTCTTGACAACATTATCATCTAAAATTGCTGTATAGGTTGTTGAACTACTTCGAGTTGCGGTAATACTACCGATATCTACTAATGCCATAATATTATCCTTTTAGTATTAATCTACCACATGCAGTACCATCTGTTTTATTCATATTATATAAATTATTCAAGTAATAGATATTACCATTTATGTTTCTTAATGCCACTGTTCCATTTGTATACATACTGCGATATTGATAATTATTGAATAAAGTATTGGCTGCTACTTGCATCGAATAATTTCCAGATAATACTTGAGTATTCGTTACATAACTATTTACGAGTGGGTTATTAGTAACGCCATATATGATATCAGCAAGAGTATATGTTGAATAGGCAGGATAAGACGATCCGTTGTTTAAATATGTTTCCACACTCAGCACTAATGTTCCTTTGTATGGAAATATTGATTGAAGAATCCCATAAGAAAGGGTACTACTACTACTATTGCCTTGAAAACCAGTCAACCCTGCAACGGTATCAGAAGTTGGTGTTGAGCCATTCGCGGCAGTATATGTAGTTAATGTAGTATAACTCAATGTTTTATTAGAATATGAATGAAAATATATATTATGATATAAAACATAATTGCTATATTTTGCTGCTGATATATTATTGTTTGTATGCGAAATTATAGACATTAAATAATTTGATATAGGATCATAATAAAATGCAATAGCATGTACAGGGTAACTCTGGATGGTTAATGGTGGTAATGAATATGAGGTGCCCAATCTTCCCCCGGTAGGAATACCTGCAACTGAAACTTTATCAATCCCTATTGAACCGCCATTGGTGTTAGCAGAAAGAGTTAAATTAAATGTAGAATTATATGTATATGTTATGTATATACATCCACGATAATCTGGGAATATATTTGCAATATATGAACTATTTGCTAAATTTGAAGGTGTATACGTGAATGCAAGTGTAAATCCAGATCCAGTTGAACCATCAGTAGTAGTCCACCGGTTAATAATTGCAACTCGTGGAGAAGTAGTTGCACCATTAATCCCAACATAAACATATTGTCCGTCAATCGCTATTTGATGAGCAGCATATGCAAGAGTTATGGTTGCGGAATTGTATGTTTCGGTATCTATTCTAGCTAACGTAGTTCCACCAGAACCAGCATTAACATAAATGGCATAAATTGTTCTAAAACCATCGAAAATTAATTTATCGTAATTGCCCGCTAATCGTTGAACTAATGTGCCACTCGAAACAGTTTGGGTTGTGTCATATGTTTTAATACCACCAGAACCACAAGCACACCAGGCATTAACACCGATTAATAACATATCAACAACGCCAGCTGCTGAATATCCGTTATTTTGTGGTCTACCAGAAGCATTGACTGTATTTAATGAACTATATACCCCACTTTCTGCACCGCCATTTAATGGTAATATTAAACAAGTTGAATTAGTGCCACTAGCATCTGCCCATCCTCCAGGTGCTAATGGAACGGTTGTGGTATCTAATCCAGCACCAAATGGTTTAGTGATTGAGCAATTATACGCTCTACCTTGTGGTTGTAAGTTAGTAGCATGATCAATAGAAAAAGAAGTTATAACAGATTTGGTTATATCCCATCCATAAGTATAATTATAAGAATCACCTAATGTAGTTGTTATACCTTTATTGGTCACTGCTCGCATATCTTTATTAAGTGAGCTATTTGGTAATCTAGGGAATACAAATTGATAAGAAGAATTATCAGATGTATAACCTAAAATAACAGAGTTAGTCCATGCAAAATTTGGCATACCAGCTGCTGCTGTATCCTCTACAGCTACCCGTTCAAATTCAAAAATAGCAGTCCATAATCCCATGGATTGTCTAACCCAAGGCCAAATCATAAAATGTGAGGAAGTAGCTGATACTAATATTTGGCAATCTTTTAAATCATATCCCTGCCCAAATGTTCCATTAAATCCATATGTTTCATTAAGTGGTTGTTTAGTTGACGTATCCCATCCCTCGGCTGCTGCTGTAAAAAACTGTTGTTTAGTAGGATCCCATCTAATAATTAAATATTTGTAATTAGTATTATCTGCACATATTGCTCGATAAACATAAGTGTATAAAGGTGACCAAGTATTTAAGTTTGATTGTACTATATTTGCAACAGTTCCAGATGTTGGCGGAGTCCCGTTATTTATTGTATATGTTATCGATGATGAGCTAACGATATTATTTACCACAATTGAATTAGGTGTCCCACCATACAATGTACCAGTACCAGCTGTTGCAGCAATTAATGACCCTGCTCCAAACCCGGTAGTTGAACTCATGCCGGTGATAACTGCGGTATTTTGATAATTTGATTTTACAGCACCAACTGTTATTGTTAAATTATTAGTTGGAGTTGTACCACCTAAATTTGCTCCCGCTATTACAATGGTATCACCAACTGCATACCCAGTACCTGATGATAAAACACCTATTGTAGTAAATCCGCTGTATGCAGTTCCCGCACCAGTTTTGGAGATCTGAAATACAGCACCTGTTCCAGAACCACTAGTAGATAGTGGAGTTACGTTATAGTTGTTAGCTGCGGTAACACTAGTTCCACTCACAGCCGAACTACTGACATATCCTTTAATAGTATTTGTAAGTACTGAACCACCGATGGTCAATGTTAAATTATTAGTTGGAGTTGTACCACCTAAACTTGCTCCAGCTATTACAATGGTATCACCAACTACATACCCAGTACCGGAAGAATACATAGTTGCGGTTGTTACTCCAGAATATGTTGTGCCGGTGCCCGCCTTTGTGACAGTAATATATCCCCCTGAACCTACACCGCTTGTTGATGCAATTGCTACACCAATATATGTGCCTATAGTGGATGTACTACTAGTCCCAGTTGGGGTTCCGAATGTTGTTAACGAACTAAACCCACCAGTAGGAGTAATGGTCCCAGTAGTGCTAGTAGCGGTGGTGAATACCGTTGATGAATTTGGTGCAATATAATCATATTGAGACCAACCCAATGATGTAATAGCGGTATCAACCGCTGAAATGATATTAGCTGGGGTTGTTTCATTTGAAACTGTAATTTTTATACTGTTAGTAGTATAACTTGCTGAAGAAACTGTCATAATTTAATTCCTTGTATAGGTAAATGATAAAATAGCATCAAATGTATAATTTGTAGCAGTAACGTCTACTGTAATATAATCCGTTGTTAAAACTATGGTATTCAATGTAGTTGTTAATGAAATATTTTGTCCCGCTGATAATGATACCGTAGCAATAGTAGAATCTGATTTTTTAATTACTAATGTTAATGGTCCACCAGATGGCGGGGTTCCAGCAGAAATAAAAACTGATGTAATATTTATAGATGTATCAGGATACCATCTTAAAGTTCCAGTTCCAATATTAACTGGACCAACAAAATTAAGTTGTTTTGTATAGGTTGGTGTAGTTCCACCGCCACCGCCTAATGATTTGATTTGATCTGATGTATTTTTAAAATACAATTTTTCATCGGCATAATTCAACGCGATCTCGCCATAATCTAAATCAGTAGCGAGTGGGATTTTGCCGATTACTGATGATTTTTTCAGTAATACTTTGTTTGCCATTTTAAATCCTATAGAGGAAGGTTCTGCAAGAATGCAAGGATAGAATAGAAATTCTACCCATTTTATCTATTTAGTAGGTACCACCATCAATATCACCAACCGATAACACACCTGATGAATATAATAGCCCACTGCCAGCAATGGTTGATTTTAATTGTAGGTTATCAGCTGCAATTTCAATACCACCATCAGTTGCAACATTAACACTAAATGTTGAGCCGGATAATGTCAACCCATCACCACCTGAATAAGCACCACCACCATTGAATTGTACCCATTGCTGACCTGAAAAACTGGTCAAATAATGATTACCTTGTACCCAACCAGATTTACCATAATTGGTACCTTCTAATATGAATATTGAAGCACCTTTTAATTCAGCATAAGTATCTGCGTCAGCGGATCTAGATAATGTATAATTAGAACCATTATCGCTATATGTATATATACCAATTTCTGATGCAGTTGATTGATTTTTTAATAAAATTCTATAACCATCGCCGTGTGCTTGGGTTAATGCACCATGACCATCAATAACCAAAGTACCAGTTGTTCCAGTTAATGCTACATTAGAATCTGCTAATAAATTAGCAGCATCTTTCCATGTTAACCCAGTAACTGCATTATCAACATAATCTTTATTAGCAGCATCACTACCAACTTCTGGTGTACCAACATTAGTTATTTTCGCACCATTGACATCAACATTCCCTAACCCATTTGGGTCTAATGAAATATCGCCATTTGTATTTGTGGATGAAATAATATTGCCATTGAAGTTTAAATTATCAATTGTTAGTTCGGTTAATCCAGCTAATGAAGTGGAGGTTGCGCCTAATGATATAGATGTTGAGCCAATGGTTATTGAGCCACTAACTGGTATTGCAGCCCAAGATACAACACCAGCTCCATTAGTGGTTAAAACATAATTGGCAGTACCATCTACTCTAGGTAATGTATAAGCACCAGCAATAGAAACTTTTCCAGTACCATTAGGTGATAATAATAAATTTCCATTAGTATCAGTAGTGCTAATAGTGTTGCCATTTAATTCAATGTTATCAACTAATAAATCATCGATTTTTTTATTAGAATCAACAACAATAGCAGAAGATGCAGTTAATGTGCCAGCAGTATGATCTAATCTATCTGTGAAAAATTTGCCACCAATTACTACATGCGAAGCAGCGTTGCCATTTGTTTCGGTACCCATGCCAATGTATAATCGATCACCACCATTACTACCATTATCTGTTAATCCAGAATATGCTAATTCACCATTACCTAATGTTGATGGATTGCCTGATGTTTCTGAACGTTTTATTCTAATAATGTTACTCATTTAAATTCCTTAATAATGACCGCCATCTAAATTTTGATTGCTGCCAAGCGATAATAACACATTTGTGTTATCTGTTAATTGACTAATATCGGTAGGTGGTGCAACTGTGCTAATAACACCATTTGTTATTGTAATATTGTTTCCAATTTTAACACCACCTAGTCTAGATGCAGTTGCAATGGGTAAAGTATATGATCCAGAGCCAGAACCGGTAGATAATGGTATTCCACCTTTTGTTTCACCGTCCCCTAAACGTAAATCTCCCAGTTCTTGGTTATAAAAGATCATGCCATTATCACCGATATAATCATCAGCGGTAACTGAGTTAACTCTACTTGAACGTATCTTTTGAATAGTCATTATTTAAATCCTTATAGCAATCTTAATAAATGTGCCAATTCATCTTCATGCATTTGGATTACTTTGATTTCATCTTCATCAGATATTTCATTCTGAGTTAAATCATCAATTATATCACTTTCTTTACCATTAGCCGCTTTTTTCATTTCTAATTCTTGTTGTAATGGTGAAACAAATACTGGATTTTGATCTAATTCACTTGGATCGGTTTTATCCTGTGATGGCATATCAATCTCTGGATCACCGTCCCCGTTTATTCTTATGTTAATTGGTACATTAATTGTAAATTCTTTAGCTCTCATAATCTTATTTATCCATTATTGACATGTAGAATTTACTAATATATTTCACGCCATTGCATACTAACACCAACATTCGTTGATTGTGCACCTAAATTTGTGGCAACTACCAGGAATATCTCAGAATCCGTACTGTCAAAGTTTTGCACAATATAATTCTTTTTTGCAGATGATGGGATGTTACTAGCCGGTGCGCCTCCTGCTTTTTGACTACCTTGGGTAGATGCACCAACAAATCCACTATCCATTTCTTGCCCATCTGTCCATGCGGTAGCAGTTACGTTGTATTGAATACCTGATTCATTATGCACATCTACCCATGAATTACCTGTTAGAAATGCTTGTGCTGGTAATTTTATCAATTGCCATTTAATATTGGCACCATCGCTGAATACATTTAAGTTACCCATGCGAACAATCATTCTATTTGAATATGTATGAAACGTATTTTTTAATCTAATTGCCATAACTGGAGAAGTTACACCAGCTGCTATTGTTTTTAAGGTCGGTGTAGTTGTAGACCAATCTTGACCTGCTTCAACATAGCCACCTTCACTGAATACTGTTGAACATATTTGATCCATTGAACCGCCTGTGGTAGTACCAATATTTCTTATTTCGCATCTAACGGGAAGATTTGGATTACTCATGTAAACAGTTGGTAACATATTGCTATGTAAGAATTCGTGTACATAAACTGCATTGCCATTATGTGCAAACCCAACACGAACCCTACCAACGCCCAGCCACTGGAAATCAATCACTACTAATTGTGTATTAAGTATGTTCAACCATGAAACAGTGTCTAAATTCCATTGTGATTGAGTTTTTCTGACTTCAATGGGAGCGCCAGAAACAAAACTTCTTATTACCCATGATAAAGTCCCATCGCCTGCTTGCTCAAAGTAAATTCCATCATTATCATCAAAATACCCAGTTCGTTTAACTACGTTCGGTGTAGCAGCTCCAAAATTTATACTACTAAAAATTACTTGAGATTTACCAGGCATATAATGATGATAAAATTTTGTTTGATGGATAATAAAACTAGATGGATTAGAAGTTGTAGATAATGTACAACATGCTTTATTTTTTACAAATTGAATAGCACCACCATTTCCAGCATAGTCGATAAATGCAGGATCTATACCATATAAGTGTTTATAATCACCTAAAGTAAAAGGTTCGGAAACTCGTTGTCTACCAAACGCATCAATTGCGCCAAACCCCATTGAAACTGGAATAGGATTTCCACTATCATTTTTTATTTCAACTTCTGGTAAACTGCTAATTGAAACACTGCCATCCACTGTAATAGAACCACCATTATCACTAATTGCCCATGGGGTAGTACCTTGTTTAACAGTCCAATCACCATCTTGCTGAACTTTTCCTATAACTGCAGAACTCGTTTTTAATGTTACTTGCCCATTAGTACCGATTGATACTGGTGCAGAATGATTTTCATCCCATACATTCCCTAATGTATCGATTTGAATTCTAACCTTATCAACCAGAACATCGCCTTGTAATGATATTCCATCAACATGTGTGCGAATAACTGGTTCACCAGACTCATTATATTGCATAGCTTTATGCAGATTTTTTAAATTATTATCATTTGGATGTATATATGTCATCTTAAACCTCTGGACCTAATTCCCATGGATGTCCTGTAGCTGGACTAACTGTTCCTGGGCTATTATAAACATTATATGGTCTATAACCAATTTTAGTAATATCAACTGGATCAGTATTAATAAGTTTTCCTTGACGTTTTAATTCAGCCAATTCTAATTTTAAATCTCTACGTTCGGATTTTGGGATATGTGTTGAAATACCATTTTCTGCCATAATTTTTTTCCTTTTGTATATTTAGTTAAATATCGGTATGATTAACAAAGAACCATTCAATAAACTTATTAATGATTTAAAAGAAACTGGAAAATACAGAGTTTTCAATGACATACTACGTGAGCAAGGTAAATTCCCAAATGCAATTTGGTATGGCCCATATGCCATCAAGAATATTGTCAATTGGTGTAGTAATGATTATCTTGGGATGGGGCAGCATAAAGTAGTATTAGATGCAATGAGGACATCATTAGATATGACAGGTGCTGGTTCTGGTGGTACTAGAAATATTTCAGGAACTAGTCATTATCATGTCGCATTGGAACATGAATTAGCATCATTACATAAAAAAGAAAAAGCACTATTGTTCTCATCTGCATATGTAGCAAATGAATGGAGTTTAATTGCATTAAGTAAGATTATTCCAAATATCGAGTTTATTAGTGATAGCAAGAACCATAATAGTTTAATAGTTGGTATGAGCCATAGCAGAGCACCTAAACAAATATTCAAGCATAATGATTTAATTGAGTTAGAAAACTGTTTAAAACAGGCAGTTAAAAATGAAACTATTCCTTGTATTGTATTTGAAAGTGTATACAGTATGGAAGGTGATGTCAGTCCAATTAAAGAAATATGTGATTTAGCTGACAAATATAATGCCATCACATACTGTGATGAAGTTCATGCGGTAGGAGTTCGAGGATTTACAGGTGCGGGTGTGTTAGAAGAACTAGGTTTACAAGAACGAGTTGATATTGTTAATGGTACTCTTGGCAAAGCATTTGGTGTACAAGGTGGTTATATCGCAGGGGATTCTATAGTAATTGATGCTATTCGAAGCATTGCGAATGGATTCATCTTTAGTACATCATTAAGTCCAGTGATTGTCGCCGGGGCATTAGCTGCAGTTAAATTTTCAAAAGCTCATAATGAATTAAGAGAAAAACACCAAGAACGAGCTAGAAAATTAAAAAAACGGATGAAGGAATCGGGAATACCAGTAATGGACTCAACTACACATATCGTACCGGTGTTGATCGGGAATGCACAGAAAGCCCGAGAAATTAGTGATAGATTATTAAATGATTATAGTATTTACGTACAAGCAATTAATTCTCCAACAGTAGATGTTGGCACTGAACGATTGCGATTTGCACCTACCCCAAATCATACGGATGCTATGATAGCTGATTTAGTAACAGCGTTGTCTATCATATTAAAAAGTTATAATTAGAATAAATAAAGGCGTAGTTCGCGGAATGGGGATTCCCAACTACACTAATGTCAACGGAGGACATCAGCATGAGTATTTATGATAATACCATCACACCAACTTATCTTTATATTAAACAACATTCAATTACTGGCTTAAAATATTTTGGTAAAACTACAAATTCAAACCCATTAAAATACTTAGGATCTGGAACATATTGGAAAAAACATATCAGAAAACATGGTGAAGAATATGTAGAAACCATCTGGATGTCAGAACCATATACTAATAAAGAAATATTAACTGAAGTTGCATTAAAATTCTCAATTGAAAATAATATTGTAGAATCTAACGAATGGGCTAATTTAATATTAGAAAATGGATTAGATGGTGGAACTCACGGGGCTATAGTGTCATCGGAAACTAGAAATAAAATTTCTGCATCAAATAGTCGTAGACGATTATCTGATGCAACCAAGCAAAAGATTAAAAATTCTAAACTAAATATTTCAGATGAAACACGAGCAAAGATCGGTGCTGCCAGTAAAAATAGAATAGCAAGTGCTGAAACAAGAAAAAAGCTTTCAATTACTAGCACGGGGAGAATGCATACTGATGAAACAAAAGAAAAAATAAGACAGATTAATTTAGGAAGAAAGCATACCGCTGAGACTATTCATAAGTTAAAAAACAGAGTAGTTACAACTGAAACAAAGCAAAAAATGTCATTGATCCGAAAAAACCATCCGATTGTTAAATGTCCGCACTGTGATGTATCTGGAAAGGGTGGAAATATGACACGATATCATTTTAATAATTGTAAAAATAAATAGTTTCCCAACAGTTGAGGTAGGAGCAGAACGATTAAGATTTGCTCCTACACCATTGCATGATGATGGTATGATTGAAGATTTGATTAATGCATTAAAAACAATTATTGTACCGCATTCTGTTGTTTAGTTAATTGTTCAATTTTCTGTTGAAGTTGTTGTATTTCATCATCTTGACGATGATCATCTGCTTCAGCATGTTGTAATGATCTAGCAAACAAAAGTAACAGTGCTTCAATTTCATCTTCGGTGTCCGAGTAATGAGATTTTGCAAATTTTTTAAGTTTATCAAGTAATAACGATGATTCATTAAGCTGTGTAATTTCATGCATTTTCATAAATAATTCCCTCAAGACCGCATCCAAATTTTGCTAATACGTAATAAATGTAGTATAATATTTTCATAGTAATATTTATAAATAATTATGTAGATCGCGGAATTGGCGTTCCCATCTACTTTAATACTGTAAAGGAGTATCAACATGGATATTTATTCCATTTATAAAATTACAAATACAAATAATGAGAAAGTTTATATAGGTTTTACAAATAATTTTGAAAGAAGAATTGTAGAACATGCTAGAAACTCAAGAAAAATAAATTCGCATTTATACTACGCTATTAAAAAATATGGGATAGATACATTCACATTTGAAATAATCTATCAATCTTTAGATGGAGCCCATTCAAAAAATGTAATGGAGTCTTATTTTATTAATTTATATGATAGTTATCATTCTGGATACAATATGACACTTGGTGGTGATGGTACACTCGGACGATTGTGGACAGATGAACAAAAACATAAGGCAAGTATACGAAATAAAGGGCAACTATCTAACAATAAAGGTAAATCATATATTGAGCTGTATGGGGAAGAAAAAGCACTCGAAAAAATCAATAAATTAAAAAATACATGGCTTTATAAAAAATCATTAAAACCAGTTATTCAAAAAATATCTAGATTCGGTCGAAGTTACAATGAAATATTTGGTGAGGAAAAAGCTAAAGAAATATCTGAGAAAAAACGTATAAAAATGTTAGGTGATAAAAATCCTAGATATGGAAAACCTGGTACTTTTACTGGTAGGAAGCATTCCGTTGAAACTATTGCTAAAATAAAAGGAAAAACATTTGAAGAACGCTTCGGGGAAGAAAAAGCAATCATAATCAAAGAGAAATTAAGTCTCGCCAATTTGGGTGAAAATAATCCAATGTATGGGAAGGTTGGCGCGATGAAAGGAAAACATCATTCTACTGATACGAAAATCAAAATGAAAATAGCTCATCAAAATAGAGAAAAACCTACTTATCTACAAGAACTAAAAACGTGTCCACACTGTCAAAAAACCAGCACGATTGGTAATGCAACCCGCTGGCATTTTGACAATTGTAAATTTAAAACTAATTAGTTTTTACCTTTGCATTCCGTTTGTTTCGATTTAGTTAATGCACCAAAATCAACCGGCCATAATTGGTCAAGTGGTAATTCCGATGCATTAGCAGGGTATGCAAATGTAATGCCAGTCAGTTGTTGTATTTGTGTAATTGGTGCTCTAACTTTTGTTAAATCATTTCCTAATCCTGCTTGATGCGGGAAAATGAAACCAGCTACTTCATTAGTAGTTGTATCTATTGCAATTTTATAAAACGCATGCGGTACAACTACTTTGTTAGGTCCAATAGTTTTATCTGATTGGTTATAAATTGGCCCTGCATAAATTACATATGGATGATTTCTTTGAACAACCCATCCGCGAACGCTTGTTTCAAGTAATTTATAAATTCCTCTATTTAAGTTTGGGAGCTGGGCTGCCATATTTGTCAATAAAAAGCTTTCCTTCTCCAATTGATCGAATCTTGATTGGTCAGCATTTGGTACAATATGCCCAATATCATATCCAGAACCCTTGAAATCCACCAGTTCTGCTCTACTGCCTTTTGGTAAACTTTGATCAGGTGCGAATCCATTAGAACGTGGTACACATCCTAATGCATATTCAGGATAAAGTGTATAAGAAACCCACACTGGCAATTTAGCAGTTGTATCATTTAATGTAACATAACCGGCACGACAAATTGCTACACCTTGTTTAGCAGTTTGTGGAAAGCCATATGGTGATTGAACTTGACATTTTTCAATTGGGTAAGGTGCATATTGTTCCCAAGCATGTACAGGAACTGTAAAAAATGCAGTGATTAAAAATAAAATATATTTCATAGTAGTCCTTTAATTAAGTACTACTATTTAACTTTATTTAAACCAGCCCATCTTTTTTCCTAATGTATCACGTCTGTAATATTCTTGTAAACTACCTGGAAATCGCCAAGCCCAAATAGCAACTAGTAGCATAAAGCCACCTGACCAGCAAGTAGCTTTGATGTTATAAGTAGTAAACCATAGAATAGCTAACGAACTAGCCATAACTAGTAACATCATATATTTCATTTTAGTTGGAAATATTTTGTTATCAATCCAATTAGTTAAGAATGGTCCAAAATGTTTATGATTATATAACCATTTATTCATTACAGGACTACCTTTACTAAAACAAATAGCAGCTCCTACGAGAAACGGGCTGAATGGCAACCCAGGTAATATAATACCCAGGTATGTAATTCCTAACAATATAAATCCAGCTATTTTCCATAACCAATTTTTCATACGATAAATTCCAACCATTCCTTATGTTTAACATTGAACTCAAATTTTTTACGTTTATTAACTAATTCGAAATAATCTGGTTTATATGGTTTAATGCGCGGTTTGTACCCATGTTGTTTATCGCCTTTAGCGGAATTACATGGACCACATGCAATAACGGTATTATCCCAAGAAGTTTTACCACCTTTAGACGATGGAACAACGTGATCTAATGTCGCGGTATTTTTAGTTAGTTTAGACCCACAATATTGACATTCTCCATTATCACGGATGAAAATACTAGAGCGACTAAATCTGACCGTTGCTTTTGGTTTCATATATTCGCGTAGAATTAAAACTGATGGAACATTAGTTTCCCAGTTTGCGGAGCGGATAGTCCAATTATTGTGCCATAATACTACATCGGCTTTTTCAAGCACAATGTATTTTATAGCATCTTGCCAATTTATAGTGCTAAGTGGTAAAACACTTACTGGCATTCCTGATGCGTTCAGCAGTAAGCAGTCCATAATAATTTCTCTCTGTTAAATGTGTATTATATCACAATAAAGTGATTATGCCAAGATACTTTGTGCAAACTCCATACCAGATTTATCTAGTGCATTTGCCCATTGTTCTTTATTATCGGTGTCAAACACTAATTCTGGATCACTTGAAGCAATGCACCAGCTATTTTCGTGTTTATACGGTGATATTCCGTTTATTTCATTCATTAATTGATGTTCAGCCCATCCACACATACCGGCAATCATCCTCCATTCTTTTGGAGTATCGCCTCTTGATAATCTGGTAAGCATATCTTCTGATGAGCTTAATGAAAATTGATTATTGATTCGTAAGGTGTTACTAGTACGCCATTCATTAGAATGGATTATACTAAGACTTTTTGGACTTATTGGACCACCAATATAAACGAATCCAGGTAGGTCAATTTCTAATCCCAATCGTTCGCCCAGTTCATTTACGGTCACTGGGCTACGTTTATTGATTATCAAACCTATACTACCGTCTCTATGGTGTTCAGTTACCATTATAACTGTTTTATACCATAAATTGCCTTTTACTGATGGTGGTGCGATTAATAGTTTTCCGATTAAATTCATATAGTTATTTAACTATACAAATCTTGATACAGAATTTTTTACGTCGGCAATAGTAATTGTTCCGTCGTTATTTCTATCTAATCCTTTATTTTGATCGTATACTGCATGTCCACTTGAACTAATAACATGATTATCATCCTTGCCTAATGCTGCTGGGTAAAATACTGCAATATATAAATCACCAACCCCCATTCCTGGTTTAATTCCAATCATTTTAAAATATTTGTAAACATAATCAAGTTGTTCAACTGCGGTCATTCTATGCAAATCTTCAACTGATGTGCCCAATCTTCTAGCAGTACTTGGCATAAATTGAATAAGCCCAGTTGCACCGGATGATTTATTAACTGCTTGTGGATTTACACCTGATTCTTGCTTCATAATTGCAATTAAATCATTAGATTTTACCCCTAACTCAGACGAGACTTTTTCAAGTTTCCTATTGAAATCTGGATCTTGAATAATACTAACATCAACATCAACTGATTGCCCACTATCTTTAATATCAGCTTCAGTACTCTTAGTTAATCTACCCGCAATTTCTGGATTCTCTGCCAATGCAGAATTTAACCCAGTAATGAGTTGTTCATCTGGTTTTCCGGTAGTTGGTAATCCTAAAGCACCTTGTGCTTTAGCAACAGCAGATTTAGTATATTTCCCTAAAATCCCATCAACCCCTGGTGGTCCAACATCATAACCGAATGCTACTAATACTTTTTGTAAATCAGCAACATCAGGGGAGATCATTCTTGTTGGAAGCGATAATGTAAATCCTTCTGCTTCTTTTAAAATTTTAAATTCATAAAATCTCATTAGTTACCTTTCCACTTTGGTAATGGCCCACCATAATCACTAGCTTTGACTAATTTACCTTTAATACTTTTTGGTTTTGATTCGCCACCGGTTTTGAATTTACGATTGGTATCGCGTTTTCTCAATCCTTGTGCTTTACAAGATGAAAGCTGGCTAGCACCTAGTTCTTTATCGGTTTTTTTAGATAAACACAATTTTCTGGATGCTTTTCCTGCTTCGTCTAATTCAATTTCTTCATCAACCTTGTAAGGTGCTACTGGTTTGTGTCCACGTGGATCGCGGCTACCCTCTCTTACTTTTCTTTTTGGTTCTACACCAATTTTTTCTTCTGATAAAATTTCACTTATACGCATGATTAAATCCTTAATATCATGTATTTATTATATTCCTCGATCAATCCAATCATATACCGATGCCCATTTTCTTCTACCAATCGTAGATTTCAACAAAGTTAAATCGGCCTTCGTATTATACTGTTCTGTATTTTTAGGTTCAACTAGTTCTAATGGGACATCTTCTTGGAATGCGATTTCTTCGGCAATGTCCAAATATGAGTGTGATAATCCAGTCCCAACATTCCAAATACCAGACCCATTCACTTGTTTAATAAAATCAATATGTAATTTACATACATCACCTACCCATACCCAATCACGTTTAATACGATGTGCATTGCCCCAGACGGTTATTTTACCCTCTGTTTTAGCTTGTTCTCTCCATCTACAAATAATATCAGTATGTGCCCCCTTTGTATGCATATATCGCCCGTATACATTAAAATATCTGAATCCTTGGACATAAATATTTTGTTGTTGTTGAAACACCCATCTATCAAATAGGTATTTTGACCAAGCATATGCAGTATGTGGATGACATGGAGCAAACTCTGAAAAATCATTAGAGTTGCCATATACTGCACACGTACTTGCATATTGCATATGTACTTTATTCAAGTTACATTCATTAAACAACCATTGACTAAATTCATAGTTTTTATATATTATTGTATCAACATCGGTGTCACTTGTATCAGTGACTGCGCCTAAATGTATCACCCATTTATAATTTTTAACATCTGGGAAATTGTTTGGGTCCCACGTCCATGTATCAATTTCCCAGAATTCTTCTTGATTTAACCAGTCTAACATATTACGACCAATGAAACCTGTTGAACCGGTTACTAATATTCTCATAAATACCTATGTAGTTTTATCATTAAAATCAAATAATGGTGTGTCCAATGGTTCTGATTTTTTAGGTTTTGGTTCTTTTTTAGGTTTTGGTTCTTTTTTAGGTTTTGGTTCTTTTTTAGGTTTTGGTTCTTTTTTAGGTTTTGGTTCTTTTTTAGGTTTTGGTTCTTTTTT